TGATCGGTGTGGGCGTTATGACGGTGCCAAAGATGCTTCTAAGCGGCCGAAACGAGGTTTTCAAGCACTTGAAGCCCAATACGGGAGGCATGGACAGCCGTCTAATCAACCGCACTCGAGCCTACTGGATCAACGACCACGCCTGCACAAACAGCCGACTGGTGCTGGATACGATGTATCGCGGCGCCGGCATCGCCTACCGCATGCAGAACATCATGATGCGGATGACTGGCTGCCAGGTGATCGAATTCCAGTCGTCAATGTCCAAGTTCAACCCGTTTGCGGCCAAAGCCGGCATCCGGTTCACCAAGCCCAAACGCAGCGCCAATTACGAGAAGGGGCTCACGTTCTTTCGCCGCTGGTTTGACTCCAACCCGTCGGACTTCATGGGCGTCATGAACGAGATCAAAGCCATGCCGGCGGCCGTGCGCGCCAAATGCGAGCGGGAGATGCGGGACTTCTACTACGCCTGCTCGGCGCTGGAGAAGACCGGCAATGCCCGTTTTCGTGGCGAAGATCGTCGCGACAACATGGAGGTCGGCTACCTGCTCAAGAGCCTGCAGCAGCTGGTGCTGGCCAGCCCGCTTTACGGCGTGTACCTGAACCCCGACGCAAGCCCCGTGAAGGGTCAGAGCACGCTGCCGGCGCGTGTGCCCGTCGTGGCTTTTGACAAACAACCTACCGACCAGCCACTGGATTCGTCCTGGCTGAACTGACCATGCACCTGACCCTCAAGCAAATCGAACTTCTGAGCGTGATCGGCAAGCGCAACCCCGACGGTGGCGCCACCGATCTGGATCAAATTCTGGAGAGGCTGTCGTACAAGCCGACCAAGCAATCCCTGCAGTTTTCGATCCGAGCCCTCATCGCCCATGCCTTGATCCAAAAGGACGCGCCAGAAAAGCGCAGGGGTCGTGTGAGAACCCTCATTTCCCTCACCAAGACAGGTGAAGCTATGATCGGGACGAAAAAGTCCGCGCCGAGCTTTGTCGTGGATGTCGAACTCGACGAAATGTTGAGCGAGACGACCGAGTTCCTGGAGCCGTAACGGCGCGGGAAACTGCGGGAAATTTCCCTTCCCCTTCTATATATATAAGTAATAGATGACTGAAGTAGAAACAATGAAAGAAGACACGGAAGCGGGAAAACCCTCCCCTGAAGAAGTCACAGAACTGGCGCTTGTTGTGGACACCCAGATCATGAAGATGCTCGGGCTTCGGTTCGAGATTCAGGACGACATCATCAAGGTGTGGGAGCGGGACGTGGTTCCCGACGAAACCAACTGGATGTTCGGAGAGCGGTTCTCAGCGAGCCTGGCGGCATCTGCGGAGCTCCTTGAGCCCTTCAAGGTGGAGGTTGAGTTCTTCGAGGAAGACGGCTGGCATTGGGCGGATGTGACGTTCGGCGACGAGAGCTACCTGCAAACCGCCGAGGCCCCAACCAAAGAGCTGGCAGGTGCATTCGCGGCCTGCGCGGTGCTCTTTGGCCATCAAAAGAAGGTAAGTCATGACTGACTTGACAATGTGTAGTAAAAATGCTACAGTCGCCCAGAATTCATGGCTATCTCCTCTGGGCGTCTTCTCCACGCCCATTTTTTTTGACTGATCGACATGACAACGACCAAAGAAAAGAAAGCGACGGGGATAAAGCCTGGAACCAAGACCAAGGGCAAGCTCCCCGACAAAGCGTGGGCGGAAGCGACGACCCTGTGGAAGCAGGGCGTGGCCACGCTTGATGACCTGGCGGCCAAGTTCGATCGCCACCCGCAGTCGTTCGCGCAGTACTTCCGTCGCCGTGGCATCAAGAAGGGCCAGGACAAGGACAAGATCGCCAAGAAGGTCGAGGCGGTCGTCGAAAAGCAAGAGATCAACGACGCGCAGCTCATCGCCGCTCGCATTCGCGAGACGAAGGAAGAGCACTACAAGATGGCCAGCGGTCTGGCCAAGCTGACCTGGGCGGAGATTCTCAAGGCCAAGCAAGACGGCGTGCCTGTGGGCACCGCAATCAACAATCTGAAGGCTTTAGAGAGCGCCATGAACGTGCTGAAGAAGGCACGCGAGGAACGCTACTCCGTGCTCGGCCTGGACCGTCCTGATGCGGTTGACGAGAACGATGTGCCCGAGTTGGTCATCTCGGAGCTGACGGCGGACCAGATCGAGACGCTGCGCCAGCGCTCGTTCAAGGAATTGAACGACCTGGACGTGTCGGGTGACATCGAAGAGGTGCCGCCGGACGAGCCCGATGATGTAGTCGAGGAGTCCTGATGTCGTTGAAGGTCGGACTCTCTCTCCACCCCAAGCAGATGGAAGTGTATCGGTCGCAGGCCCGATACCGGGTGGTCGTGGCCGGCCGACGCTGGGGCAAGACCGCGCTGTCGCGGGTTCTCATCATCAAGAAGGCCCAGAAGAAGAAGCAAAAAATCTGGTACGTGGCACCCACGTACAAGATGGCCAAGCAGATCATGTGGATCGACCTGATGGATGCGATTCCCCGCAAGTGGATTCGCAAGGTCAACGAAACGTCCCTCACGATCACGCTCATCAATGGCAGCCGCATCGAGCTGAAGGGCGCCGACAAGCCCGACTCGTTGCGAGGCGTCGGTATCCACTTTCTGGTGCTGGACGAGTTCCAGGACATGGCCGAAGAGGTCTGGACGCTGGTGCTGCGCCCCACGCTGGCGGACACGGGTGGCCACGCCATCTTCATCGGCACCCCCAAGGCCTACAACTACCTGTACGAGCTGTACAAGAAGGGCCAGAACAGCCACCTGAAAGCCGCCGGCGAGTGGGAGAGCTGGCAGTTCCCCACGATCACCTCGCCTTTCATCCCCGTAGATGAAATCGAGGCCGCGCGCGCCGACATGGACGAAAAGAGCTTCAAGCAGGAGTTTGAGGCGTCGTTTGAAACCATGTCGGGTCGGGTGTACTACCCGTTCGATCGCCACACCCACGTCAAGCAGCTGGAGTTCAACCCCAGGCTGCCCATCTGGGTCGGCATGGACTTCAACATCGACCCGATGTCCACGGTGATCTACCAGCCTCAGCCTAATGGCGAGCTGTGGGCCATCGACGAGATCGTGCTGTTCGGCTCCAACACCGAGGAGGTGTGCGAGGAGCTGGAGAAGCGCTATTGGCGCAACCAGGCGCAGGTCGTGATGTACCCAGACCCTGCCGGCGGCCAGCGCCAGCACGCTCGCGGCGAAACCGACATGGACATCCTGCGCGAGAAGGGCTTCAAGCGGATCAAGTACCGCAAGAAGCACCCGCTGGTGGCCGATCGTGTGAACGCCGTGAACCGGATGCTAAAAGACGCCAAAGGCAACGTGCGGCTCATGATCGACCCCAAGTGCAAGCATTTCATCAATGCCCTAGAGCAGACCATTTACAAACGAGGCACCCGAGAAGTTGATAAATCCGCTGGAACTGAACACTCGGCCGACGCCGGCGGTTACTGCATTGAGTTGGAATTCCCAGTGCGTAAGGTCGAAATTGGTGGAATTTCAATCTGAGGATTGACATAAGTCACCACTGACGTATAAGATAGGAAGAATCATGCCACAGTCACTCTTGAAACCCGGCGAAAGCCTCGTCATCGACCCCACCTCACCGATGGCGGGTGGGTTCGTTCAGCCGCAAACCAGCGACCAGAAGAAGCTGCGTGCGCTGATCGAGCGCCGCCACCCCGAATACGAAGAGAACAAGGACCACTGGGACTTTCTCGAGGAAACCTACGAGGGCGGCCGCGAGTGGTTCAAGGACAACATCTTCCGGTACATCAAAGAGGGCGATACCGAGTACGCAGACCGCCTCAGTCGTGCGTACCGCTTCAACCATTCACGCGAGGTGGTGGACCTGCTGAACAAGTACCTATTCAAGCAGAACATCACCCGCAACGAAGCTGACGCACCGGAATCGGTCAAGCGTTTCTGGGCCAAGGCGACACGCAACGGCCTGGCGATCAAGGAGCTTGCTCGTCAGATCAGCAAAAAAACCTCCATTTACGGACGTGTGGCCGTGGTGATCGACAACACCAACGGTGTCAACGGCAAGCCCGTGCTGTCCAAAGCGGACGAGAAGAACGCCGGCGTTCGCACCTACGCCTACATCGTTGGCCCCGAGCAGCTGCTGGACTACGCCTTCGACGATGACGGTGTTCTGGAGTGGGCTCTGATCGAGGAGTGCGTTCGCGATGCGGCCGACCCGATGAACTCGTCGGGCGACGAAGAAGAGCGCTACCGCCTGTGGACCAAGACCGAATGGCGTCTGTACAAAGAGGTCAAAGAGGGCCGACGCAAGGTGGTCAAGGAGATCGGTCGCGGTGTTCACGACCTGGGCCTCGTGCCGATCGTGCTGGCCGACAACATCATCTCCGACGAGGAGTACTGCGCTCAGTCGCTGATCGACGAGATCGCGTACCTGGACCGCGCGGTGGCCAACTACCTGTCGAACCTGGACGCCATCATTCAGGACCAGACGTTCAGCCAGCTGGCCATGCCGGCGCAGAACGTGCTGCCAGGCGAAGACAACTACACCAAGCTCACCGAGATGGGCACCAAGCGCATCTTCCTGTACGACGGCGAGAGCAACACACAACCCTTTTATCTGTCGCCTGACCCCAAGCAGGCGCAGATGATCCTGGCGGTCATCAACAAGATCATCGGTGAGATTTACCACACGGTGGGCCTCGCAGGTGAGCGGACCAAACAGGACAACGCGGTCGGTATCGACAACTCTTCCGGCGTGGCCAAAGCGTACGACTTCGAGCGAGTGAATGCTCTGTTGGCCGCCAAAGCCGATTCGCTGGAGGTGATTGAAAACAAGATCGCGTACATCGTCGCCAAGTGGAGCGGTGAAGAGGCCAGCCTGGACAAAGACCTCGTGTCTTACCCAGACGACTTCGACACCCGTGGCTTGTACGACGAATTCGACATCGCCGCTCGATTGATGCTCATCGGCGCACCGGACGCGGTTCGCCAAGAGCAGATGAAGGCGGTGCTTGACAAGCTGTTCCCGCAGCTCGCCAAAGACCTTCGCAAGAAGATGGAGGCGGAGCTCAAGAAATGGCCTGTCGATCCGGCTGATCTGACTCAAGACCCCAACGCGCCTGCAGGCGACGCGCCAAAACGCGAAGGGGCCGGCAAGTCAGCAAGCAATCAAGGAGCCGTAGGTTCCTCGAAGGGGAATTGATCCCCAACCGCCTGCAAGCGACTGCAGGCGTTCACTCAACTGATGACCAAGAGAACGGTCAGGAAGGCTAAACATGTTCGTAACTCGCAATGTTGCAATGAAGTACCGTAACCCCACCAACGGAGATGGTGGAGATGGCGGCGGTAGCGGTGGTGGTGGCGCTGGTGACGGTGGCGCTGGTGGTGCTGGAGCAGGCGATGGCGGCTCTGGTGGCGCTGGTGACGGCGGTGCTGGTGGCGCTGGTGGCGCAGGTGGTTCAGGCGGCGCAGGCGACGGTGGCACGGGCGGTAACGCCGGTGGTGCTGGTGGCGGCGCGCGCAAAGTCTCCGATGAAGAAGCTCGTCTTCTGAAGGAGAACATGAAGAAGAAGGAGCAGCTCGACAAAGCCAACGCCGAATTGGCCAAGGCCCGCGAGACGCTCAAGAACTTCGACGGCATTGACCCTGATGCGGTCAAAAAGCTGTTGGCCGATCAGCGCACGGCCGAAGAAAAAGCCCTGGAAGCCAAAGGCGACTGGGATCGCTTGAAGACTCGCATGGCTGAAGAGCACGGCAAGGAAGTGAAGACGCTGCAACAGCAGATCGAGCAACTGAGTCAACAGCTGAACAGCACGCAGGGCACGATCAAAGACCTGAGCATCGGCACCCAATTCAGCCAGAGCAAGTTCATTGCCGAAGAACTGACACTGACACCGAGCAAGGCTCGCGTAGTCTACGGCGAGTACTTCGACGTGGAAAACGGTCAGGTCGTGGGTTACGACAAACCTCGTGGCGCCGCAAACCGCACAGCGATGGTCGATCAGTACGGCAACGCTGTGGGCTTTGAAGACGCGCTGCGCAAAATCGTGGAAGCTGACCCCGACAAGGATCATCTGCTCAAGAGCAAGATGAAACCTGGCGCCGGTTCGGACTCGCGCAAACCCGCTGGCGGCAACGTCAAGACGGAATCCAACGTGGATGGCATCTCCAAGATTGCCTCCGGACTCAAAGGCCTTAACATCATCGCTTGATAAATAAGTCATCGGTGACTTGCACAAATCCACAAACTGTGGTATAGTGCAAACTAAATCATCGGTGACTTAGAGCGACGTAAGGGCCGAGACATTGAACAACTCTCCTGAAAGGAAAAGAGAATGCCTCTCCTGCGTACAGAAGCCGAGCACCTGAGCAATAACCAGCTCATCGCCGGCGTGATTGACCAGATCATCGAGCGCGATGACCTGTTCTCCGTCCTCCCATTCTCCCAAGTGAATGGCAAGGCCTATGTCTACAACCGCGAAAACACGCTGGGTAGCGCCGACTGGCTCGACCCCAACGATGCAGTGAACGAGAGCGCCGCTACGTTCACTGAAGTCGTGGCCAAGCTCCGCATCTTGGCTGGCGACGTGGACGTGGACAAGTTCCTGCAATCCACCATGGGTGACACCAACGACCAGATGGCCGTGCAAATCGCGAAGAAGGCCAAGGCCGTCGCCCGCGCTTTCCACCAGACTCTGGCCACTGGCGACTCCAACGCCAACAGCAAGCAGTTCGACGGTCTGCCCGTCCTGGCTGCCGCCGCTGGTGGTACACAAACCGTTTCCGCTGGCGCCAACGGCAACGCCTTGACATTGACCATGTTGGACGAGCTGGTTGACAGCGTGCCCAACGGCCCCGATGTCATCGTGATGCGTCGTGGCACCATCCGCGCCTTCCGTGCCCTGTTGCGCGCCACTTACGGCACTGACGCCGTGATGCAGCAGCTCGAAAACTTTGGCCGCCCCATGCTGACTCACAACGGCATTCCGGTCATCATGAACGAGTTCTTGAGCGGCGCTGAGACTCAAGGCAGCAACGCCACCACAGCTTCGGTCTACGCTCTGCGTTTGAACGAACTGGACGGTCTGCATGGTTTGTACGGCGGCGGTAACGCTGGCGTCGTGGTCGAGAACATCGGCACCGTGCAGAACAAGGATGCCACCCGCATCCGTCTGAAGTGGTACACCGGCTTGGCTCTGAAATCGACTCGTTCGATCGGTCGCCTCAAAGGTGTGACCAACATCTAATCGGTGTTGGCAGTCAGTCACAACTGACGTACAATAAGGGCAAGCTCAAAAGGCTTGCCCTTTTCATTTCCCGAAAGGAATTCTGATGAAACTGAAAATTGTTCAAACTGGCTATGAGTCATTCACTGGCCTGCTCGGAGACGTGAAGTTTGAAGACGGCGTGTCCGTCAAAGACACAACCCCCGAACAGTACGCTTACATCCGTGCGATGTTCGTCGTGGAAGAAGTCGAATCCGGCGATGACGCATCAACCGACAAAGACGCCGACGCGGCCGCCGAAGCCAAGCGTCTTGCGATTGAAGCAGCACGCCTGGCCGCCGAAGCCGAGCGCGAGCGCATGGAGGCAAAAGCTGCGGAACTCGCCGCTGCTCAAGCCGCTGAAGCCGCCGAAGCCGCAGCCGACAAGGTGTCCGAATGAAGTTGCGCCTGACCCAAGGCGGCTTTGAGAACTACACCGGCCAGATGGGCGTGGTGTGGTTCGAGAATGGCTTGTCCACTACCGATGTTGCCCCGATCGACGGCATCCGTATCTCAGCAGCCATTGGCGCCAGCTGGGAAGACGGTACTGCCGCAAACGTGGGCGAGATGTACCTGAACCACATGGACGTTCCTGCGTTCGTGGGTATGGCTGACGCAGCTCCTCAAGAGCAAGCGCCGGCTCAACAGTCCAGCGCACCCGATGCGCCGGCCGCCGCTCCGACCACGGTGTACTCCGAAGAAGAGCTGGCCAAGATTGCCGACGAGAAGGGCATCGCTGGTCTTCGGGCTATTGGTGATCCACTGGGCGCCAAAGGCACCGCAATCGTGGGCCTGATCGCCGAGATTCTGAAAAAGCAAGGCGCAAAGCCTCAAGCAGCGGAGTGATGCAATGCTCGATGTCTTCCTGACCAATACCGATGTTGCCCTGACGATCGACCTCGCGGACGCTGATGGCAATGCTCTGAGCGTCTCCGCTGTGTCGTACCGGCTCATCAATCAGGACGGCACCGAGCTTGTAGCGCTGCAGGCGGTGTCCGGCTTCACCGCCGGCGACGCCCAGGTGGTGGTGACCATCCCTGCGGCGCTCAACCAGATGGCCGACGGCTCCACTCGCGAAGTGCGAACCGTCGAGCTGATCTGCACGCTGGATGCCGGCACGATCGGCATCAACAAGAGCTACGGCGTCGAGGCGCTCGATCCTCTGGCGATCCCCGCCAACAGCTTTCAGTCATTCGCGATGGCCGAGTTCACCGCGATGAACATCCCCAACATCTCCGCATACAACGGCGCATCCGAGTCCGACAAGATTCAGGCGCTGATGGATGCGCGTGAGCACATCGTCCAGCTGAACTTCAACCTGTTGAACTCCAACGTGAACTTCGGCCAGGACCAGCTGGCGTACGTGCCCGAAGGGCAGTTCCAGTCAAGCTACGTGGCGCGCAACAGCCTGTTCATCTTCAACGGCAACCTGGCCATTCTGAATTCCACTCAGTTCGCCGCGCTGCCCGAGAAGTTCAAGCGTGCGCTGCGCCAAGCTCAGATCGTCGAAGCCAACGCCATTCTGGGCGGCGAGGGTGATGAAACCCGTCGCAGCTCCGGCGTGATCGAAGACCAGATCGGCGAGACGATGCAGAAGTACCGTCAGACCGTTCCGTTGCGACTGCCCGTGTGCCGCCGCGCCCTGGGCTACCTGTCGTACTACGTGACCTTCGCCAAACGGATTGGACGCGCAGGATGATCTACGACGACTTCGCTCAACGCCTGACCCGCGAGTACGAGATGTACCTGATCGGGTTGACGGGCCGCTACCTGTCTTTGATGGCGCCTGGGATCGACACGTCGCCCTGGGCCATCGGTCAGCTGCAGGCCAGCGCGGAGATGCTTCGCAAGACCTTCCTGACCATCGCGGATCGAACCGTCAAGGACTACGTGAACACGGTGAGCGCCGACGGCATGCGAGAGCAGACCCAGGCGTTCATGGATCGCGTCGCCAGCATGACGATGCAAAACGTCCAGCTCCTGACCGACCGCATGAAGGGCGCGAAGAACAACACGTTCGATGCGGTCAAAGAGAACCTGCATGGTGCGATGGGGCTGCTGCTGCAGCGCCAATTGACCACTCCTGAGTACGTGGTGACCACCGCAAGTGGACGCTCGTATAAAGCTGCCCCGCTGATGAACTCGGAGGCACGCCAGTTCGGCTACCAGCGCTGGCTGCAGGCCGAGATGGAAAAGTTGTCCTGGCAAGGCGACCTGGCCGAAGTGCGCTACCCCGACCCCGAACACGAGGGCAACGGGCTGATCTTCTCCATGTCCGGCGCCACACCAGGCTATCCGAGCTTCGAGGACATCGCTCAGACGGTGTTCCATTACAACTCAACCGCCACGATCGCACCTCATGTACCGGCCCAATAAAGTCTGCGTCATCAATGTCGCGTCCGGAAAGACGGACGTGTACGGTCAACCGTTGCCCGCTCGCAAGGTCAAGGAACAATGCGCGGTGGTCAAGCTCGATCTGAAGAGCACGAAAACCCCTGTCCGTGCGGATTCGTCCGGTACACGCGGCAACGCTCGTGAAATCCACACGGACGCAGTGATTCTGATGGGTCCGAAAACCGTGGCCAACATCGACGACGTGGTGGAGCTTGGCTACGCCATGGTTCGCATCATCGAAAAGCATCCTCGGTTCAACCTGGCAGGAAATCTGGACCACTACGAGATGCACGCAATGACCTGGAGCAACTGATGGACCTCACGCCGATCGCCAACAAACTTGAATTCGAGGGCTTGGGCACTCAGGGCTCCACGCTCTTCATCAACTACATGCCGATGGAATGCAGACAGGGCATCCTGCTGCGCACGCCACTGGTGGGCACGCACGTTGACCCTCAATTGCCTGGATATTTCAAGAGCGAGGTGATCGTTGTTGTGCGGACGCCACAGTCAAAGTACGAAGAAGGCCTGGCGCTCACCAAGGAGGCCATGCGAGCCCTGACGATGTACGACACCGAGCTGGACGACATCTCGGTCAAACGGATGTACCCGCACAAGCTGCCGGTGACGTTTCCCGTGACCGAGGGCAACTTCTTTGAAATTCTGGTCCGCTTCGACATCGTGTTCTGCGGAGAAGCCTATGGGAATCCATATTGAAGGCATCGACGAGCTGTTCACTCGGCTCGAGCAGACTGGCGAAAAGTCTCAAAAGGGCGTCTTCGAGAAGATGAAGCGCCGAGCGCTGAAGATGCAGACGCTGGCCAAAGAATACGCACCCATCGACAAGGGCAACCTGGAAGACGCGATCATCCTGGAAGAAGAGGGCGGAGGTCGCGACTTTCGAGGTGCGTTCGTTCGCAAGTCGCTGATCCTGTTGGTGGACGGCTCGCATCCCACCGATGACGGGCGCACCGTCGGCGACTACGCCTACGAGATGCACGAATACCTGACACCGTACGGCGACTACAAGCTGGGCAAGAAGTCCAAGGCTAAAGATGGAGGTCGGGGCGTGGTCGGTGGCAAGTTTTTAGAACGTGCGATTGATGAAGTTTCCGAGGGCATGATGGAAGAGCTCGCGGACGTTTCGAGGTCTTACTACTAAAAGCTCTGGACTTTTTGATGAATGTGTGGTAGAGTGCAGCCACCGGCGAAGTCGCTCACTCGTGACTTCAATCCCCTTTGCAAAGGAGTTCCTCAATGGCATCTAGTACAAAAAACGTAAAACTTGGCGTCTGCCAAGTGATTTTCGACGGCGTGGACTTGGGTTACACCCAGGGCGGCGTTGAAGTGACCGTCTCCACCGAGACTCACAAAGTCAACATCGACCAGTTCGGCAAAACGACTGTGAACGAATACATCATGGGTCGCAACGTGATGGCAAAAATCCCCATGGCTGAAACCACGATGGAAAACCTCGTGGCGATCATGCCTGGCGCCACCATGAGCGTGACTGGCGGTACGGTTGCTACCGGCACTGTGACCATCACCACGC